TCCCCCGTCAGTGCGTGCTCGACGTGAAACAGCGCGCGGGTGGCTAACCACGCGGCGACAGCCACGAGCACGCCGCCGAGGATCGCTCGCCAGCTCATCGGGTCGTAAATCAGCAGATCGCCGTTCTCATCGCGCGGCATCGTTGGCAGCCCTCCCGACGGTTCGGAACGCAGAGACCCACGCTGCCTGCTGCTCGGGCGTCAACGGCCCGCCGGACGTGCCGGCGACCAAGTCGAGGAATGTTTTAACGGCATCCCTAGCGCTCGGCTGCCTCGCGCCGAGCGAAACGCCGCGGAGCCTAGCCTCGCGGGCGGCGAGCCTGAGATCCTCAATGGCGGCACCTGTCCTGATCCGGGGCTCGGCCTGCGCGAAATCGTAGTCCAGCACGTTGGCCAGCTCGTCGCAGAGCGCCCCGAGGGTGGCTGCGTCCTGCGAGGCAGTCGGGCCGACAAACCTGCCACGGAGCGAGAACCCATCGGGCGGGGCCGGCGCCGGGGCAGGGGGGGCCGTATCCATCCTCGGCGCGTAGGCCACGGCAGCAGCCACCAGCAGTACCACGGCTGCAACGCTCTTGGCGTCCACGGCTGGCATTTCGCATTTCGCGAATAGCGAACGCAGGCGGTCGGCGAACTGATTGCCGGCGATCAGGTAGACGGCTGCGAGTACGAGCAGGGCTGAGATCATGTGGCACCTCGCGTGATCTGAAGAATGGCCTCAGTAGCGCCGCCGGCGATCGCCACGATGAGCAACCGTGTGCCGGGCCGGACCAGCAGCCACGCTGGCCATACGGCAAGGGGTACGCAGCGGTCGGCAAACTGGTCGAACAGAGCCCCGACGGCCGTGAGTACGATGCCCTTTTTCTCTGGACCCGTGAGGCCTGTCACGACGTCCAGGCTGGCCACCATGAGGTGGAGCAACTCGAACAGCAGACGACCGAACTCCGACCACGTAAGCCCGTCCTCGGCCTTCTCGTGGGCGCTCGTGAGGAACACGCTCACCTGCGCGGCGATCGTCGTTACGTTGTCTGCACCCGTCATCGTTTACGACTCCAGACCTCGGTGGCGGGAACGAGACGTTTGCGGCGGGCATGGCAGCAGGTGCACTCCAGCCGCTGCACCTGGTCGGAGCCCGTGCGTCGCGACGTGATCACCCGGCAGCGCTGGCCGCACTCGCGGCAGGCCCTACTTGATTCGTTGTGCATTGCTTTTGAGCCTCGCGGTAACGAGCCTCGCCGAGGCTGACGTCAGGGCGTATTGCCATCTGCGACGCCGGTCGGCGGCCTCGTCGGCGGCCGGTTGTGCGTCCTTGCGTGTCTCCAGCGCGACAATGCCCTCGGGATAGTCGTCGATCCAGACGTCGACCGAGATTCCGCGTGCCGCCGCTGCGTCGGCCTTTTGCGTTGCGCTGCCGCACAGCACGATGTCGGTGACATCTGTGCCAGCGAACGCGGACCTGATCTCCTCGACGTTCTGCTCGGTCTCTTCGCGCCTGCTGATACACACGACACTGTTGCCACGCTCGTAGGCAAGCGCGACGAACGAACGCCACATGCCGGGCGCTGCCGTGAACGTCCTGTCGTAGTCGAGCGAGATCACCAGGCCGGAGCCTTCGGCACGCTGCTGAATGTCGCTCACGGCTGCCTTCCACGCGCCGAGTGACCGCAGGGCTGCCGTTGCCTGCGGATAGGCTCCACGGGTCACGACGGAAACGTCGTACAGATTGCCGACGTCTGTGACCGTGCGGAGCGTGGATCCGTCGGCCTCCTGCGTCCACGACTCGCCGCCCTGGGCGATCGAGAACGCAAACGATGCGCCGAATAGGTCGGCTCGACGGACAAGCGCCACAATGTCGCGCCCGAGCGTGGTATCGGGCGGTGAGATTGCGTAGCCGAGGCCTCTGTCGGAGATGGATAGCCGCAGCGTATCGTTCGTCGTCCTGCCGATCGGCTGTCCCTGATGGTCAAACAGCGCCACCACGTCAACGCCGCCCCGCGGGTCGTTTCTGTGCCGACCGACCACTTTGTCGAACGCCGTAGGCGCGAACACCTCGCGAAACCCGCCGAGGTCAACGGATTTGGAATTGAATGGCGGGCTGATGCCCTTGATGACCGGTTCGGCGGCCGACCGCTCCTCGAGCTCGATCGGCTCGACAACGCTCGGCACGTAGCGGCGCTCAATCTCAACTGGCTCAGGCATCTGTCGGCTCCATCTGCTGGGTGTCATCAGGCTCGATGGTGTCGGCCGGGAACTGCGTCTGCGTTTGCGCAGGCTGAACGTCCGGCCCAGTGCCGGTCGCCGAGGTGCCCAGCGGGGCGAACCCAAGCTGCATGTAGGTCTCGTTGGCTGCCGGGTTCTCCAGCAGGTCGAGGTCTTCGAGGTCTCGCAGCTCGTTCGGCGAGATGGCGCCCGTGTTGAATAGGAACTGGTACAGAGCCACGCGGGCCTGCGTGTCGCCGCGGAGCAGAGCCCTGCTGTCGAGCCGACAGTAGTGCCGACCATCCATCGGGTTGTCGTACGTCCGCAGGATCGATCGGTCGATCGCACCCTCGTAGCGCTTCTGCCACGGCAGCAGGCCGAACACGTGGGCAGTCACGAACTCCTGCTCGACGTTGGAATACTTCGCCATGGCATCGTCGCCGAGGAGCGTAGTCGGGATGCCGTAGACACGCGCGATGTCGGGCAACATCGACTTGCGAAGCTCCATAAACTGGTTCGCTTCTTGGCTGTTGCCATCGATCGGTTTGAATTGCGTCTTCTTGGGCAGGATGGCCGTGCTGCCGCGCTTTCGGCTGCCGCCGTAGATCTCATTCCACTGCCGGCGGAACTGGGCCTGCGCCTCGGCTGGAATCTCTTCTTGCGTTTCGATGACGCCGTCGGGCCGTGCTGAGTTGTCCCAGAAACTTGTCGCCGCTAGGTCGAGTTTGCGGGCCAGTGCAACGCTCGTGGCGCACAGCTCGGCCGGTAGCTGACCCTCGAATCCGTTGTCGGACAGCCATCGGTAGTGCACGATCTCCGATTGGCGGAAATCTCTAAACAAACCTTTCGGCAGCAGGTAGCGGTAAATCAGGCTGCCGTCGGACCCACGCAGGCACGACATCCTGCTCGGGTGGAGTGGTTCCAGAGACGAGCAGAACCCGTTGTCGCCGGCGACAATCCGCGAGTAGGCACGACCGTACAACGCCAAGTGGTAGCAGGTTGTCTCTTTGTACTCAAAGTCCGACTGCCACGAGTTGGGCCGCCACGTCAGCACGTCGTAGCACGGAAGATCGTGGGCGTGTGTCTTCGGCATCCCTGGCCGACGACGCATCACCTCGGTCGGCATGCAGGCTATCGAGCTGGAGATGAACCGGACGCATGCGAGGATGCACGTCACACGCACGGCCACGTCGGCCGACATGGCGTCGGCCTGGAGCACACTGCCGATCGGCAGATGGTCGGCTAGGCCGCGCAGCTCGTAACGCTCAGGGGTCGCCTTCTTGGCCCGGGGCCGCTTCGCCGCAGGCTTCAGATCTCGACTATTTGCCATGCGTCTGGGCTCATCTCGGGTTCAGCGGTACTCGCGATCGCCAGTCCGCAGACGGCAGCCACGATTCCGTCGGTTTTCTCGGTCGATCGGCCTTTGTCCGGTTTCTGATTTCCTGCGTGATCCACGTACAGGCAGACGTTCCCAGCCATCCACTGCATGACCGGCGACGGACACCGAAAACGCTTCTCGTGGATCAGCCCCTCGAGCAGCTTGGACGGTGCCGTCATCCGGCCAACGTTCTGCCCCACAGCAGACACTTCGATACCGTGCCGGTGAAGTTGCGTGGCAACGCTGCCAAGGTTCCACGGGTCAGCGCCAACACCACGGATCTTGTGCGTTTGGCCGTAGGCGATTAGGTCTGCGGCGACCTGGTCGTGATCGAGCCGAACGCCCGGCGTTGTCCTGATCCAGCCGTCGGCGATCCACTGACGGAGAGGTACGCGAGCCTCGCGCTCACGCTCGGCGACGTTGTCGCTCGGCATCCAAAACATCGCATCGGCGTCGTAGCCGCCCTGGCCGTCAGGGAACAGTGCCACGGCTGCCGTGAGGTCGAGGTGGTCGGCGAGGTCCAGGCCGATGAAACAGGCCCGGCCGTCGAGGGGCTCGGCTGGCGTGGCCACGCATGGGGCGTAGACCTCTGGCGTGAACCACCTATTGTCGGGCGTGCTCCAGACGTTTAAGGAATATCGGAGCCAGCGCTGTCTCTTGACGGGACTGGTCAAGGAGTCCTGCCAGTCGGCCCGGAACTCCTCCTCGGGAAACGTGATCCCCATCGAGGGGTTTGCCTTGCGCCAGACTGCCGGATCGTCAAAGTCGTCGGTAGGCTTCGCAGCGTAGATGAGCCCGAAAAACGTCGGGTTGGCGCCCGGGTTCTTCATCACCAGCTCGGCATCCTGCCACCACTGGTAACCCGGGCCTTTGCGGTCGTCGCCGGCAGTGCTGATGGCGAGGACCAGGCCGTTGGGTGTCGCGCGGGTCGCGTACGTCAACGCCGACACCAGCTCGTCTGTCTTGTGGGCGTGGATCTCGTCAATGATCACGCTGCCGTTGAGGCCTTCGTTTCTCCATGCGTCGGCCGAGAGACAACGGAGAATGTTCCCGTGTTTGCGGTTGCGAATGATGCTCTTCGAGTCAATCACCTCAAGCACCTTGGACAGCGGCGACGACTCCACAGACCGTTTAAGCATCCTAAACAAGATCCGGGCCTGCTCGCGGTCGACAGCCGCTGGGTAGACGTCGGCATGCGGCAGGTGGGACGTAAGCAGATATTGCGCCAGTTGACTCATTAAAAACGTTTTTGCGTTTTTCTTCGGGCAGAACACGGCACCGCGCCGAAACCTCAGGCGGCCGTCTGGGCGGCGCCACCCAAACAGCGGAGCGATCACGTTGTCGCGGTGCCATGGAATGATCTTCACCGGCTGCGGCGCGCCGCCGTCCTGGCTTTGAAGCCGGCAGAACAGCTCAATGAAATCAGCCGGCCGCTTTGCAGCCTCGGCATCCCACGTGTATCCGGGCACGTATTCCGGCCGGTCGCTTCCCGGTTCAGCCGGTGAAGGCGCGGAGCGCGCGGTCTTCGTCCGTTTCGCCATTCGACGTTGTAATTCCTGTTCTGGCCGATGGTGTTAGCCCGTACTCCTGCTCAATCCGCAGCATGGACGCGGCCAGCTTCACAAACATGGTGGCCGCTGGCGACGACTGCATGTATCGGACTTTTCCGTCCTTATCTCGCAGCACCAGCACGTCCAGGCCTCGCCGCATCTGGTCGAGGTTTTTCACCCACTGCTCGTACATCGTGCAGTACCTGGCAATCGCCTCGACGTCAGCAGGCGTGATCACACGCATAGCCTGGAGCTTCGGAACCACTTCGTCCCACTTGGCACGGGACACGCCCACAACCCACTCGGGCGGCTCAATTGCGCCAGACTCCGGCACAGGCTCGCGGTCATTTAGCGGCCTTTTTCCTGGGTTTCCGCGTGCAATTCTGATGCTGCTCGGCTGCGGCCTCGGTCCTCGCTTGCCCATTGTTTTCCTCCAGTTCTGCCTTCTTGCCGGTCAGTGTTTCCCACCGCTTCACGATCACGTCGCAATACTGCGGGCTGATCTCCATGCCGTAGCACTTGCGGCCCAGTTGCTCGGCGGCGATGAGCGTGGTGCCGGAGCCGCAAAATGGTTCGTAGACCGACTCCCCAAACGCCTTCATGTATTCCGCTGGCAGTAGAACCGGAAACTGCGCAGGGTGCATGTCGTTCGCGTTCACTGGAGGGGAAACTATCACGGTCCCCAGCTCCCTGTGACTGCGAACCACCATGCCTTTTTTCTTTCCGATCTTTCCGTCGGCTGATCGGTTGCTGGAAACGACACCCTCGCCTGCGTTTGCGTTTGGAACGGTAATGTGAAGTTGGCGCGGCTTCTGCCCAAAGACAAATATGAACTCGTGCTCTATCGGGAACATGGCCGTGATCTGACCAACAGAAAACCCGCCGGTCCGATACCAGACGTTCCACGACACGAGACCAAATCCAGACGCCTGCGCCTTTTCGACGTACCTATCCCAGTAGGTGTCGATGAACCCAGACCTCCGGGCAATGCCAAGATTCATCGCCACATATTCGCAATGCCGGCACGCCTCAGTGATGAATCCAGACAAGTGCTCGGAACTTAGATTTGCTTCTCCGGTGTATGTCCGCTGGTCCGAATAAGGCGGCGACGTGAAGCACAAATCCGCCTTCGCCCCCGCCATCAGCCGCTCCACCTCCTCGGCCTTCGTCGAGTCGCCGCACAGCAGCCGGTGGTCTCCGAGGAGCCACAGGTCGCCCGGCTTCGTGATCGGATCGACGGGCGGCGCCGGCACCTCGTCCTCGACGATCTCCTTTTGGCCGTCTTGGTACAGCTCGGCCGCTTCGGCCATGTCGGCGTACATCTGCTGAAGCCCTTCGCTGCCGGTATCGACTTCGCGGAGCAGGGCATCCAGTGCCGTGGCGTTTGTATCGGCCAGGGCCGCCAGCGGGTCCAGAGACAGGAGCAGCTTGTCGGCCTCGGCCTCGTTGATGTCCAGCACCAGCACCGGCACCTCCTGCTCGGGCGTGGTCTCCGCCCGCAGGTGGCCATCCACAAGCATCAGGGAGCCGTCTGGCAGCTCGCGGGCTAGGAGGGCGTCGGCGTAGCCAACCTCGGCCAGAATGCCACGCAGGGCGTCCTGTTGGGCCTTGGGATGCGTCCGCCAGTTCCTTGGGTTGGGCGTCAAATCCCCAGCCCGGACGCGGCGTAGCTCTTTTACTCTGTCTCGAATTTGCATGAGTTATCCCCCCCTAGTAAAAACCTGCGGAAATTCGCGCACGGC